TAACTCTCGGTATCCAAATTAAATCAACTCCATCATTCATTTCTAATATTTCTTTTAGCTGTAAGAGTAATGCTTCGTGTGGCTGCTCATCCGCATCGATATGAAATATATAATCTCCCGTAGAGTTTTCTATAACCGAATTCTTTTGAGCCGAAAAATCACCATCAAGTTTTCTCTGATACACTTTGATAGTTTTCATATCTTCGTGTCCATATTGTTGAACCCATGATTGAATTACAAATTGAGTTTCTTCATCTGAATAATCATCACATATAACTATCTCATCTTCAGGATCAGTTTTGTGTATTAATATTTCTAATAACTTATTGAGTTCATCGGCCTCATTATGTACAGTTATTCCATAACTTATTTTCATAATTCAAATAACTTCTCGTATTGTTTCATTATCTCTTCACTAAATTTATCTACAGTATCTTTTGGTATTCTCAAATAATCCATTTCTAAATAAACTCTTCTCTTTCTACATTCTCGTCTACTATATGTTCTAAAAAATTTATACCAAGGTCTTAATCTACCAGTCAATTTAATTGTTCCAGCCTTACTCAACCTATCTGGTAAATCTCCAGCAACTGCACCCTCTTCAAACTCTAATCCACCAACTCTTTTGAATAACATCTCTAACTTAGTCTCAGTAATTGGTCTTGTAATTTGTGTATCTAATTGAATACCAACTACAAATCTTTTAATTCTTTTTGTAGTTTTCTTTCTATATCTCATATCAGGATTAATTATCAATACAGTTCTCTTGTATGATTTATTTGACCCCTCACTTTTATATCCAAAAGTTACAATCTGTCCTGGTTCAACTGCATGCCAAGCTGTATTTCTAAGAGCCATTACTTATATCCTTTACTATTCCCATTTTTTGACAACACTCTAAGAATTCATATTGTCCAAATGTTTTTGAATTATCTACATCTAACATCTTATCATGTCCTTTATACTTTTCATCCTTTTGTTCTTCTTTCGTTAACTTACGAACTTGAGCTAATTTATAGTTCCAATTAGTTTGAGTTCCCTCTGGATATATCATACCCAACTCTCCCATATTAACTATAGATGGAAACCACATTATCTCTCTATCTTCATCATAAAAACAAACATCATTCATTAATTGTGTTGCTCCTAATTGTGCCGTTTTCAATTCATTACTTTCATATTTAAATGTAGTATTAGAATTATATCCACACCTAAAACACATAAAAGAACTAAATTCTTTTTGCATCTCTTCGAAACAATGGTCTGTATCAAAACATACTGGACAATCTATTACCTTTTCCATATTACTTTGTTACCTTCTTTAAAGCTGGTAATTTCAATTTACCCTTTACTGGTTCCCCTTTTACTGGAGTACCTTCAATCTTTTGTAATTTGGGTAATTTTAATTCAACTTGTTTTGGAACTGATTCTATCAATGGTGTTATTATTTTATCTAACTTTTCCTTCATCTTCTCATAACTAAATAGTGATTTAGTATAAACTTGTAGTTGTTTAGACTTAACTAAATATTTAATATAGTTTTTCACAACATCTTTCATTATCTGTGAAGCATGTTGGTAATTAACTTGAAACCATTGTGAACCTTCAAAATATATTTCTTTAGGAAATGAGTTTTTAGGTACTTTAGCTAAACTACCACTCAATAGTACTGAATAATTTGGATTCAAGAAATCTTGTTGTCCACTCCAACCTGGAGCAATAACAGGTTTTCCACTTTGAGCTGCCTCTAATAATGGTCTACCAAATCCCTCTCCGTGTGTGAAAGAAATATGAGCCTTAACCTTTGGATGATTATACATTTCATTCATTTCCTCATCTGTTAAATCTCCGTGTATTAAATATACTGGAGGTAATATTCCTTTAATATCTTTTTTAATAGTTTTTATTTTTGTTAAAATTTCTTCTCTATCTATAATTGAAAATGTAGCACCACTTGTTTTCAAAATAAGTCCTGGTGGTTTCTTTTGATTCTTGAATGTCTCACAAAAAACTTTAACCATCATACCTAAATCTTTTCTATCTTCTCCAAGATTTCCACTCAACCAATGTCCTGTTGATAAAAAATTCCAATCATTATCAATGGAATCAAATGTTTCTTTAACCACCTCATTTATTTCATTCGTTGGTCTATAAACATTAGTATCAACTCCTTCAAATAAAGTTTCCATTGGTTTAGTTACTTTAAGAAGTGAGCCTTTATTTCCTTGTTTATCTTGAGATTCAAATTCTGCTTGATCAAATCCTTGTTTAGAAAATTCTGAAGTAAGGATATTTAAATCCATTCTATTCATACCTTCAATCCACTTTGGGGGCGGTATAGTTGTTTCAATACCCGCAGTCATACCAATATTCTTTTTACCTAATGGTTGAAATTCATTTGGTACTACAATATGAATATGTAATTCTGGTTGTTTTGGTAAACTTGGTTCAGTTAACATACACTCTTTTATTTTATCATGTATTGGATTACCATCTTCTAATGCATTCATTGGTGTATTCCCCCAACGAACTGGATTTACCTTAACTTCGTATTTATCTAAATCAAGTAAAGCACTGACAATATCTCGGGAGTGATTTCCGTATCCACTACGAGTTTTTACTGGTGCTGTAACTAAAACTAATGGTTTACTCATTTATTCCTTCTCCGTTTCTGAATCATCTCTTTGGTTATCTCATGATATGGAACTTCATAAATACCTTCCATCATTCTTTTATGTTTATCTCTATTGAGCATCGCAAGATATGAGTTTGTAGGTTTCTTCCTACGATTACTTAATTTACTTCGTAAAAGTTTTTTAAATTTTTTCTTAGTATTACTTTTCGTTATTCGCACTTGTTACTCCCAAATTCTAGCTAATCTACGAATGAAACCAAGTGTGGCTCCGAATCCAAATGCTATTGCGGCTACTTGGAAATTTTCCATATATAGTGCCATAGCAGATAACATATATGTAGCAAATCTTGCTACACCATATAGTGAAAAATTACCACTTGCTTCTACAAATTGTTGTCTTGTCATTATTTACCTCTTTTTTTAGGGAATGCTGGTGATAAAAGTTTTTTAAATCCTCTTGAAACTCTTGTCCAAAATTGATCTTCTTTACCTCTAAAATTACCGATAATATTACCATCTTTGGTTCTTTTTACAGTAGTTGTTAGTGATTTTCTTGTTTTTGTTTTTGTTGTTTTTTTCGGCATTTTATTTCTCCTATACCTTGTATGTATTTACTCTTTTTCTTGGTGTCCAGTTTTTCCATGCTGTTTCCATGTGGTCTATGAAATTCTTACTCATCCAACGAACACTCTGCATTGAATCATCACTCTTTACAAAATAATGTCCTTTAGTACCACATCTTTTTCTTGGGTCTTTACCCATTTCATACCATTCTTTTATAGCATTTCCTGCATCTACCCAATCACATCTATCATCAAAGATATATGGTGTTGGTACTGAACCCATTAGTGAACGAGTCTTTGGCCATACTGGCTTCACCCATTCTCCCCAAGTTAATTCTTCATTGTGTTCCCACTTTCTCCAATCGTGTAGTGATTTAATTTCTTTATAATCTTCAGCAGTTAGAAACTTATCCTTTACTTTAAATCCACATTGGTCTTGCATCCCTCCTGTAACATTTACTACAATTGGTGTTCCACACATTAATGATTCACAAGTACCTAATCCAAATCCTTCATTGGATGCAAGATTCATTGTTACATCTGATATATTATATAAAAAATTCATTTGTTTATTATCAAGTTTTTGGTGCGAAAATACCACTTGACATTCTGGAGCTAAAGCCTCAACAAGTGCTGGAATATCTGTTCCATTATCATCAACTGGTTGAGTATGCATTACATAAGCAACTCTACTTTGTTTCTCTTTTGGTAAAGTATTTACAAATTCTTTAAATGCCAAAATAGAATCACCAACCATCTTTCTTCGTATATTCCTATTCACATATAATAAAATAAAATCAATTGGTCTATTACCTACTAATTCCTGTTTAAACTTTTTCATTTCTAACAATTCTTTGTTATCTGTAATGGGATAAAAAATTTCTTCATTAGCCCCATGTGGTGAATAAGTGGAATCCCAATCTGTTCGTGGTTTTCTTGTACAAACATCATTTACAATAGCAACAGTTTGTTTTGAAATATTCATAATCAAATCAGAACTCTCATAATAATTTTGATTATATTTTGGAGCTGGCCAATCATCCCAAATGTTATAATAAAAAATAGGAATATTTTGTCTAATTTCGTGTTCCATTTGATATAACCATTGCCAAAATCTTGGGTCTGTATAGTGTAGGATTGCATCAGGTTTTTCTGTTTTGATTAAATGTCGAATCATATCAGGATTACCATATCCACTTGTTGGGAATATTTTTAATGATGCATCATAAATTCCTGTTTCTTCTCTAATTGATTCATTCAAATCAAATACTTTACCTTCTTCAGGATGTTTGATTGCTCCACCAACTTGTACCCAATCGTATTTATCAATTGTTGAGAGGACAAATTCTCTTGACATCGTACCAACCCCACTTGACATACGAAGATCATCTGATAGTAATAAAATCTTTTTCTTTTTTCTTGATTTTTTTATAGATTTTAATTTTGGTAATTTTAGTTCTGACATTTATAACCTTTATTGTTTTTATTTAAAATTTACTTCCGCTTTGATGAAGATTATCGTGTTCGAGAATTTTCTTTCTCAACTCCCCATCATAAACAAATAAATCAAGAGTCCTATTCACTAATTTTTGTAATGAAAATTCACTCTCAATTGTTTCGTTTTTAAATTTCTTGTATAACTCCGATATAACTTTAACCGAAGTTAGTTTTATTTCACTCATATTTTAACTCCATCTTGTATATATGTATATATAATAATAAATATAACCTTAATCAATAATAATGTACTTTTTTAATAACTTTTTTGCGTGTCCAATTGTATCCATTGTTCCTTTAGAGACAACACCATTGGGTATAAATGCTACAACTTTATCACTATATTCTGCTATTTCTTTATTTCTTTTAAAGTAATTCCATACTGCATATGGTTTACCATAATTGAAACTCTCTTTAACACAATGTATATTGTGTGTATAATGTTGTGGTGGAAATTCTACATATTTCATATCAAACTCTAATGCATATTTCTTAGCCAATCCATCAGCTCCATCCTTTTGGCCACCACTAACTATCTCTAATTCATCTCCAAACTTTTCTTTAAGTTTAAAAATAAAATCTTTTATCTTTTTTGTATTTGTATAACCTCGACTACCGACTATTGCTATCTTAATAATCATTCCTCTTTTGTTTCCGTTTTGGCGGTTTTTCTGATACTGTGAAATCCCATGTTGATTTAAAACTATCTAATCCTTCGAGTACACCATCCGCCCCATTTGTATATCTGTAAGCAAATCTTGTATACTGTGCCGTGTTGGCAATCGCTATTTGTTTTGGTATAACATCATACCAAATAAAATCTCTAAACAAATCAAAATATTGTGGACGAACTATAGTTTTAAAATTATTATGTGGTATTCTATCCCACTTCTTAACAAACCCAGCCACATCAACTTTATCTCTCGTTTGGTCGAACCAAAAATATAATTTCATATTATTAACTTCATTACCATATTCGGTTATTTTTTCTATAACCTCATCTTCTTTATCTGTACCTATAAAATCTGTTAAATACACTCTTAATGTTGGATTAATCATATCCGTTTCCTATCACATATATCTGGTTTAGTTTTAAACTCACACCACTTACAATTCTTTGTTGATGGTTCTTTACGATATTCTTTTATATAGTGATTTCCATCATCATCAAAACAATCACTAATAAACTCATCTAATCTTCCTATAACCCTATTGATACTTGGTTTACCATTTGCTGGTGTAAAAACCTGTATTCTCTTTTGTGGGAAATCCATATTTTCATATAATTTTCTCTTCAGTATTAAATATTCAATATCTATTTTATCCATCGGAATATCATTCTGTTTAGAAAAGAATTGTTTATATAATAATAACTGATTGGTTTTATTCTTATCCATCTTCTGATACTTATTCCAACCCATTGTGGCAGTTTTAATATCAATAATCTTTATACGGCCTGTTACCTTATTGTGTATAACCACATCCATATACCCATTAAAATTCATATTGTTGGGTAAATCATACTCTACACTCATTTCAACCCCAACTAACTCGGTATTCTTCTTTGGAAAATAACCACTCTTTCGTTTCTTAAATTCATTTATCATATAAACACCATCTTGATAAAACTCTTTCATTTCTTGTAGTGTTATTGATAACTCATCTTTTGAATCTGATTTAGCGGTTTTGTAATTTTCTTCCATGCGATATTTTAAAATATCTTCTAATGGTAATGCATCTGCTTCTTTAATTGTTCGGCCATAATAACAAACTAAATAGGCTTGAATCACTTCATGTACCGAAGTACCGAAGATAGTATAGATATTATCAGTAAATGTACCAAGTTTATCTATATAATTGGATTTCCACATATGAGGGCATTTATCCCATTGTGAAAATTGACTATAACTAACTCTACCCATCTACTACGGCTCTACCTTTCATATCTTCCCAATCTCTATTCTTTCTTACTTTATCATTTGTGTCTATAACTGCCTCTAATACTTCTGGTTTAATTACCTCATTAAAGTAATACATTACGGCCGCGTCAATATCCATTAACCCAATTGAAATTGGTTTTACTTTATCATCTCTACGAGTTGTATCGTATCCTCTGTTAAAATTTTTTCTCGTTGATAATATTTTTTCTTTTCTTGGTAAAGTCTTACTTCGTTCCATTAAATACTTCTCACTTCTTCAATGTTAAGATTACTTCGTCTTAACAAGTTAGCACTACATATGACTGAATGAATGTGTTGAAACTAATCTCACCCAATGTATTTGTTGAGTTAATTGTGTCCTTTTCAGTATCTCCACCCATTAACATATAGAAAGTCATACTTCAATTCCCAACCTGTTTAAATCTTCTTTTAATAAAATGTCTAATTTTATATTTGGATTACACTTTCGTATCGCTTTAAACTTATCTTTACTGATTGAATAATGGTAGTCATTTTTCACATCAACATATCTATCTTCTGTAATTAAATAAAAGTCTGGTAAATAACTATGTTTGTTTCCGTTCATTGTATATGGAATTGTTCCCCTATGAGCTTTAAATGGAATATTATTCTTGTCTAAATACTCTACATATTTTAGTTCCCAAGTTCCTTGACATTTTACAATTCTACCAGATTTAGTTTCATAATCCCACCATTTAGATTGTCCGACATTTACACCGTCCATTTTACCTTCTCTCCAAGCTCTCCTTGTTCCTTCTGAATATTTCTTACGAAGTTCTTCACCACCACCATTTTTAAATATTTCTGTTCGTGTCTTACTCATTTTCAATCTTGCTTCAAGTTGTTTCATACCATTTTTCATACCGACATTAATTTTACCTTTTGTCTTTTTACTCAGTTTCCTAAATTGGTCACTCCACATCTTATCTGCTGTTTCTTGTCCATACTTTTCAATCCAAACATCTTTTACTGAACGGCCATACATTGGATTACTCTTACCAACCAAAGAAGGTCTATTTTTTCTTGCTGAACAAGGTCTGCATAATTTATCATACTTAACACCATCTAAATATGTGTATTTATCCAAGTGTTTTACCACTTCTTTACATTTAGGACAAGTTCTATTATATGTTTTTCTTTTCATTTGGTTTCCAAGTTAAATGTTTTCCTATATTAATAAGTATCTGAAACTAAAATTATTCATCATCAGGATTAACAACAGCTCTACCTACTAATTGTTCCCAATCTCTTTCTGGTCTTACTTCTAAATTAGTTTTCCACATAACCGAGTCCTACAATACCTATATTTACTTCCCCCACTTGTCTCTTCCCACTATAGTTGCCATAATACCATAGTTACTAACATCGAGATAGGCATCTTCAACAGGTTCGTCTTTTACAGCTGACTTTCTGTTATTCAACAGTAATGTTTTAACTCGTTGTATTTTGTCATTCATCCTGAAAAAAAGACCGATTAGGGATAATCTTACTTCTTCAGGTGTTTGTAATTGTGTACCAACACTAATATTGCCAGGGCCGTAATCGTGTTGCTTATGTAAGAACAATTCATATTGTTCTCTTTGAATCTTCTTGAACTCTTGGGTCATTTCAGGCCATTCGAGTTCCATTTGTTCTACTATTGACAGACTATCATCATCCTTAGTATACTTTCTAACTGTCTTAGAATCTGTTATCACTTTCATCTATTTTACTCCTATTTTACATACTTGAATATACAACACAAAACCTATATAAGTCAAGCTATTTTATCAATTATTCCATACTCTAAACACATTTGTGCGGTTAGATATGTATCATTTCTTTGAATCTTTTTCCAAAAGGATGCATCTTTATTTGATACTTCTCCTAAAATTGAATTTATATTTTTCTGTAAATCTTTTAGATGGTCAACACCTTTCATCACATCTGTAGTTTTACCTGCCTCAAATGCTGAACCCTCGTGTACCATAACGGTTGAGTTCGTACTCATTGACCTTACTCCTGTACCACAAGCTAACAATACCGAAGCGGCACTCATACAAGTTCCAATACAATGTGTGTTTACTTTAACTGGTAAACTTCTTATGAAATCAACCAACCCCAACATTGCATAAACATCACCACCATATGAAGTAATATTCATATTGATAGATTTTTCTGGATTACATCTTAATAAATAATCTAACTTGATTTGTACTGAATATACACTATCAATTTCAAACTCGTGGTTCATCCAAGTAGTATTGGTATCTGAATTAACACCCCACTCTATTTCTTTCATATAAAATGATTGTTCTTTTTTATAGTCCATAATATCTATTTGTTTTTCCATTACTTGCTCCATATTTTTTTCAATTCCTTATCAGTTACACCATATTTCATTATGATGGATGTAACTTGTTCTTTGGTTAATATCTCTAAGTACTGTTCTACTTCTCTTGTACTACATTGAAAGTAATCCACTAAGTGTTCCATTGCCCACTTCTCAACTTTAGATTTCTTCTTTGATTTCGTGTACTTCAAGAAAGTTCTACCTCTTGGTAATACATCTATATAAAACTGATAAAGATTCTTTGGTTTTATTTCCCAATATTTTTGAATCTCATTTACAACTTGTATCCATTCTGATTTCATACTAAGAAATCTATGAACCATATAGTTGCTGAAAGTTTTCTTATCACCCTCTTCAAGTGAATCCCAATACAAAGTGTTTTGTACATTTGTTATTTGTTTTATGTGGTCGAATAATGATTTAGACATAATAACCTTTTGATATATATAAATAGTTTAAAATAAATTGAAACTGTGTGTTTATTTCCAAGTATCACCATTCATCCATGTAATTAGTGAATATCGTATTCCATTTGTAATTGGTGTTATTCTATGTGATAGAAATGCAGGAAATATAATTATACTACCTCGTGTTCTTGTAGCGGTATAATTACTTTCTCCAGTTTCATTAGTAATTCCAAATTCTAAATCTCCACCATCATAACTATTTCCATCACTCAACTGAACAATAGCAGTTAATTTTCGTGTAGAAATTTCTTTTGCTCCACTATCAGTATGCCATTTGTATCTACCACCTTGTGTATATTTTAATAACTTAACTTCTTCCATTTCTTTAATATCATAATTGTATGTGGAAACATTTGCCAATTCAAAAACCATTTTTAATTTATTAGTTAATTTTTCATCATCAAGTACAAGTTCTCTTGTATTACGAACTTCTTTATTAAGTAAATTTTTATCATAAGTTCCAGCAAGTTCTGAATCTTTTGATTCTTTACTTTCAAAATATTCAATTAACTCTATACATTGACTTTCTGATAGAAAATTATCTCTATGAATAACAAACTGAAATTTATCATTAGTAATCATTAATATCTTCCAGTCGTTGCAGTTCTTGCTATATTTATTTTATATTTATCTACATTAAGTGAATCCATATATAAATCGTTAACAACTTTATTATCAGAATAATCCCTATCAAAATTACCACTTATTTCAAATGTTTCATCCAATTCTAATTCATTCACATTTTTAATATTTAAATACTTTCTATCTTCTTCATCTACATTAATTTTAAAATCTACTTTCAAATTAAAATCTGAATTTGGTTTGGTTTCAAAATTAATATTAATAATAAACGAAGTGTCCTTTAAATTAAATACTTTAAAATTATCTGTCATACCAAATTCTAAATTAACATTCTTTTGTAAACTATATATCAACCATACAAATCCTTTAACTTCATCAATTAATGAATTTATTAAAATTTCTTTAAAAGAAGATTCTCCTGATGATGGTGTTAAAAAAGAGTTTTTAAAAATACTATCATCTGAAACATTACTGTTACTTCCATCACTTTGAAAATTATAAAATGATGTATCCATTGCCCATGATTGAGCCTTTGGCATAGTTTCATCTTGAGCCTCACCAATTGGTTTTGACATATCTTCATCTTTAACCAATCCTCTTTGATTTATTTTAAAAATATTCAAGAATAAATCTGTTAAATGTGCTCTTAAATGTCTACTAAAAATGTTATTTCTATAATCATTACTTATCCAATTTTTAAGTAAATTTTCATCCTTTGAGATATCAAAAACATCTCTTTCTGTATCAAGTGGTGTATCCACTAAGGCATCTGTACCTTTCATTAAATTAATTCTACCAGATTTTTCAACATCACATTTAAAATTATGTTTAGTATCAAACAAAAACTTTAAACTACTTATAAAATCAACAGTAGTTTCTCTTGGATATCCAGGTATCCATCCCGCATCAAATGCAATTTTATCATCTTTTGTAACTGCATCTAAATACATTTTAATAACATCAGGAGTTTGGTTCTTTTCCATTAGTGCTAAAGTTTTTGGAACTCCATTCTCTACTCCAATATTCATATAAACCAATCCAGATTTTCTTGATTCATCTAAAAACTTCTCATTCATTTTTTTATGAGTTCTAAAATAACCACCGTATCTTATTTTTGGTAATTCTCCCTTGTCAATTAAGTCATTCAATACATCAACAAATTTTTTATAATTACTTATTGAACCATTTATCAATGAATCTGTAAACCAAAAATTTTCAACTCCATATTCTTTATTTAATTTTGTTATATCTTCAATTAACTTTTCAGGACTTCTGTATCTATACAATCGAGTCTCACTACAAAAAGTACATTTAAAAGTACATCCTCTCGAACCTTGAATTGGTACTGTCAACTTTGGGCCAAAATCTGATGTTTTATCTTCTTTTCTAATTTCAGTATAACCTTTTAAAACTTCTTCACTCCAAGTTGGTGTACTTAAAGTATTCAAATTCATTATCTGTAAATTGCCAGTATAAACTGGGGTTCTACCACTACGACCTGGTAGTAATGCCGTTGCAAATGATGGTCTTAACTTATCCCACTTCCAAATTCCACTTGTATTTTCATAACTTCCAGTTTCTATTAAATCAGTTGCTAAATCTACAATGGTTTTCTCTCCTTCATTTGTACCACAACCTATGTCAATAAATTCTCTATACTTTCCTTTTCCTGGAATATCTCCATATCCTTCCTGTGTTTGGAATTTTTTAGAACTTTCAACTAACCCACCATTTTCACCATACCAACAAAATGGACCACCATACCATATATGTATATTGGGATTAATTTGTCTTAAATAACGAGCAAGATAATCTGTTGTCATGATGTTTGATGAATATGTAGTAAAACTAACTACATCATATTCCGATAATTCTTTTATTATATCAAACCAAAATTCTTGAAACAATGGAACAATTTCTTCCCAAAAAACTTGTTTTGTACTCCAGGGATTATCTTGTGTCCATTTTTTGAAATACTCTTTATGATTATTTTTTAAATACAATGAACTCATCATATTAATATCATATTGAGTTGAATTAAAACCTGCCTCCGTTAAGGCTGTATTTAAACTACCTAATGCAAATGAAGGTGTTGCTATAGACCATTGTGGACAAATACATAATGCTATTTTTAAATCTTCTTTTTTCATCACACAAAAGTATCTCCTACAGCCCAAGTAACTAAAGAATATCTATGTCCATTTGTAATTGGTTTTACTTCATGTCCATAAAATGATGGAAATATTAAAGCCCTGCCCTTTCTTGATTCAATGTGTGTACCATCGAAAAACTTAAATTCACCACCTTGATAATCCACTCCCTCATTACTTAAAAATATAATTATAGTTAACTTAACTACAGTAAAAGGATCAATGGGATGGAAATCTGAATGTGGTGTATACCAGTCCTCTCCATCATATCTATGCCCCATAAGTTTATTTTTATATATACCTGAAATATTATATTTGAAAGATGTCGTGTTGGCTATTTCAATCAAACTCCAAATTTTATCTAAATATTTTTGTTCTTCAATATCAGCAATGTTTAACTTACAAATCTCATCGTCCATCATTGGTTGTTCTTCAACAATAGAATACGAACCTACTTTTGGTTTTGCATTATTATCAATATATTTTCGTACTTCATTACATTCATCTTCAGTAAAGAAATTATCTCTTGTTAACCACCATCTAAATGATGGATTTTTTTTAAGAGTATCTATATCTATTGGTTTATACAAAAGTATTTCCTATTATAAATTCTTGTAATGAATATCTAACACCACTTGTAACTGGTGTAACTCTGTGAAATAACAATGGACAAAATATTAATAATGTTCCTTTTTCTTTTGGCATTTCATAAAATTCTAAAGTCTTTGGGTCTTGTATTGCTAATTGTGTAGAACCACCTTCATATTCGCTTGGAGCTGATAATTGAAGTATTGTAACTAATTTTCTTCTTGAACTCTTACCATTATTAAAATCTGAATGCCATGTGTAAAAATTATCTGATTTATATTCAATCAATTTTATATTATTTTCTGGTTCTTGTATATGAAGATTCCAAGATAAATGATTACACATCTTAGCCGCAATAAATAATTTCTGTTGTAATGAACTATAATCCCCTACAACATAATCTCTCATATCTTTGTGTAAATACCATTCTGTAACATCTCTAAAATCTGTATTGTGATCATCACCAAAGTGGTCATCTAAACAACCTTGTTCACTTTTTTCGGTATTCTTTATTCTTTCAACCAACTCATCACACTCATCATTTGTGAGAAAATCTGGTTTACTCATATACCACTGCCAATTATTATTCTGATTCATCTATCCATCCTTTTAAATAATCTGCAAAAATTCTATGTCCTTTTTCATTTGGATGTCCATTTTCACAAAAAACCTCATCTAAACTATTTTTATCTTGTGTTATAACCTCATAAAAAGCTTTGTCTGTAAAATTATTAATATTTAAATCTTTTTGTGTTTTACCAAATGAAAAAAATAATATGTGTTCTACTCCAAGTGATTGTAAAAATGCCTGAAATAAAATTATATCATACATTTCCCAATCATATTTAGAACGACTTTCAGCAGTAAATCCTACAATAAATATCGTTTCATTAAGAAGTTTTTGATTCTTATAAATCCACTTCATAGTATTAACTATGATTGTCTCATTACTACAACCACATATTGCCAAATTTATTTCTTTTAAATTTAATTCATCTGATAATAAATGACTAAATCTCGATTTCTTTTTAAATTTAAGTTCATCTCCCTCAACCCAACTACAACCATTCACATATAGAATTTTTTTATTTAAAACCATTACTTTATATTAAAGTTATTTATTATGCACTAAGTAACCCTCAGCATAATAATTATGTGTTCCATCTACTTCAAAATTATATACAGTAACCTGTTCATCACTCAACTCAATAGTTTCAATAGTATGTTCCAATCCATCTACATGAAGTATTTTATCACCAATTGATAAATCACCAGCCTCTACCCACTTACCATCAATATAAAATGGATGAACAGAAGTAGTTTTAATATTTCCATTTAAAATCATATAATATCTATCAGTATGTACATATGTTTTTGTTACTTTAGAATCAACAACTGAACTTGTTCCTACATCAAATGATTTAACAATATCACCTATCTCTACCTCTTCAATAGATTTTACTCCTTCATGCATTTGAATTTGAGTTCCACCAACGAAACATGGTGGTAAATTATGAACAAGAATGTCTGAACCAAAGTATGTATCAATCTCTTCAACATCTAAGGAATAAAAAGTAGTTTTTTCATTTACTAACGATATACTATCTATATTAATTTCCTCTTCAGAACTACTTAAAATTTTCATTCCAGTCTCAACATATTCAGGCATTTTAAAACTATACTCTGAACCTGATTTTATAAAAAGTGATGCCCCAGTTCCTATTTTATATGAACTATTAATAAGATAATATTTATCTAATTCATCACTACTAAATCCAGTTACAACTGAACTTGTAAGTTCAGCATTTTCTATAGATGAAGTTGTCCAACTCCACATATTACTTAATTGAAATGGGCCTGCTGTATCTTCTGGTTGTCCAGGAATATTATAAGATTGTACAATATCTCCAATTTGAATATCTTCAATATCTTTACTACTACCATCATGCATTCTAATTGGTGTTCCCGTTATAAAAGTATCAGGGTTATGTGCATAACTTATTTTATACTGATTACTACCACTAACAACTGGTGTTTTTCTACATGAGTATCCTCTTAAATCAGATGAATCTGAAGTTAAGTAAACACTTGAAGCAGTTGTGTGTAAAACCAACCCTCGAATAACATCTGTTTGTAATGAACCTACAAGTGTATCTGGAACAATATATTCTTCCACTACATATCCTAAATCAACATAATCTGAAAGTGAACCCGTAGTAGCATCATTCAAATCAAAAAAGTAATTACCCCTTTTTAAATCTGCATTGGGTATTTTCACCACAACATCTGGAACACCTGCTCCATTACTAAAATCTGCTGGTAAATCTGTATATTTTCTTGGTTGATAACTATACAATCCAGAAGAGCTTACATAATTATTAAAATAATATTTATTTCCAGAATAAGTACAGATTGAATTATTAGTATCAAATGCAATTTTCATCACAAAAACATTTGAATCAGATGAAGAAATTTCTGGGATAACAACTGGATATGGGTCTACTAATATTTTCTCATATTCTATATCAGCAGAAGATACACTTGAACTCAAATGTGTTAAAAATCCATCTTGTGGTTTTGCTCCAACTTCAGTATTATCACAAACAACACAAAGTTTATTATAACCACCACTACCTAAAAAAGTATTTAATGCATCAAAATCTACCCAATTAGTATCTATATTTCTCATTCGTAAATGAGTATTTATTTCTGCTAAATATATATCACCATCGTGTGCCATCCAATCATACATACCCAAAATACCCTCATTGTTTTGCTCACCAATCCAATGTTCACTTTGAGTAAAAAGATTAGCAACTTCTAAACTTTTGTCTCGTAAAGAACCACTATATATTGTTGAATCATAATTTGCCATAATTTATATCCTTAATTTGGAAGTTTGTATACACTTATAAATATCATATTCCTTTTATTTCTGTAAAAATATTTTCTTTCATAACTGATAATGCTGGTGTATTCCAATCTTCTAATTTAATTGATGCGTAATTATACCCTTGTTTAACGATTTCATTACATCTCAACCATACTAAATCACTTCCCAATCCTTTGTTTCTATATTCTGGCATTATATAACGATTACATAAATAAGGATATTTTCTATTCCAATCTATAAAACACCAACCACACTCAGTTAAATAAAATGTCCAATTGTCTTTTAATCTTTGTTTTAATTCCGTTAAATCCCATTGTTTCCAAGGCCGTCCAAATGAATCTTTGAAGTTATCTAACTCTTCTGATACTACTTGTATCTGTTCTGAATGAATATCATTGTAGTTTGTAAACTCTTGATACTTTTGAACTTCTTTTGGTTCGTAATTACTTAAATCTATCTTGTAATACAAAATTATGTATCACTATCTAAATCTAAACCAGTTCCTTGTAACATTGTCTTTGGAACTTTTCCACAATTTCCACAACTATAAACATCAATCGGTACTAATGCTTCTTTTCCTGTTGGTGATACAATTGCTGATAATCTTTTTATTATCGTGGATTGTATAAACAACACATTATTACATTCAGGATCATCACACCGTACGGTATCTGCTTTCGATAAATCTACCTGTGGTTGTGCTTGTCGTGGCTGTTGGAACTGTCTTTGTGGTTTTGTACTCATTTTAACTCCTTTATATTTGTTTCTTTATATCATTAATAACTTTATTGATACTTATCTTTTTGTAAATCTTATTTATCTCTTCCTGAAACTGATAAATAAACTTATTTCTATAATATAAATATGATTCACCAGATTTTACCAATATTTTATCCAAATCTTGTTCTGTAAAAAAGTTTGGTTTCCAATCATCATAGAATTTTCTTTCATAAAAATATTTTTCAATGTTATTTCTCATTGTCCAATAATCAAGTTGATAGGCCGTTAACTCTGAATTATTAATATATGCTTCAGAACTATCATGTAATGTTTGTGTCATACTACCATCAAAAACTCTTGGTTTTTCTAATCTATGTATATGAGTAAAATTTGTTTTATCATTATATTTTATAACACAATTATTCTTCACAGCTTTAACTATTATAGCCTGCTCTTCTTGTGGTTGAATTCCAATTCCACCTAAATCATTATAAATTTTAGCTCTAAATGTTTTAGGCCAAAATTCAGTACCATCGTCTACCCTGTACAATAAATTTTTATCTAAACTAACCCCTTCATCTTTTTTAATTCCCCACACTATGTCAAAATTATTATAATACCATTTTCCCAACAATCCGTTCATAGTTTCTATTTCATTTATATAAGGTTTTAACTTTGAAATATCAATTACACTCTCTAAACTTGTAAAATTATAAGTATCACAGTTCGTTACTAATATATCTAACCTATCTTCACCCAAACCTATTGGATTTAATTGAAATGGATTTTCATATTTAGATGGATTTTTGAAAGTTTTTAATACTTCTTCAACATAATGATTTTCAAATACATTATCTGCACCAAAGAATGCAACTATTCCATCATTAAAATCATCATACTTACTCCATCTATGTAATGCAACATCTATTCCAAATTTTGCAGCTAAGGCTGCACCTTGTATTTCATTGGGAAATTTTACATTTATTAAATGTATATTATCATATTTGTATTTATCTAATTTTTCTTTAACTACTATTTCAGTATTATCTAATTCTTCTTCTATTGAACAATTATTTACAATTAATACTTCAAATTCATAAGGTGAAGTTGTTTGATTAATAAGTGATTCTACACAATCACCTATAAAACTCTCTTCTCTATACGCAATTATAATTAGTTGATATTTTACAAAATCATATCTTTCCTGAGTTCCGAAGGGCGCAGGTAGAGCGTTATTAACTAAACTTTTATATTCTTGTTTATACTCTGGTGGAATTTCTTTTAAATAGTCGTACATAATATATCTTTATAATTACTAACTCTATTAAAATTATCCACTTCGCCTATACAACCATCACAAACATCTCCATTATCTCTTATTTCAGAATATCTAAATGGTGATACACAAAATCCTTTTCTCATTTTATTTTTCCAATTACCTCAACGAACATAGCCATAATATTAATCTCTTTATCCACTACTATAGCATCACTTTGTTGATATTGACTTAATGTTAAAATACATTCTGCAACATGACCTCTACCCCAATCATCTACTGTGTCAAATAGTAATCTAAATAAATCACTAAAGTCTGTTATTTTGGAATCTGCCAATACTTGTCTAATGTTTTTAAACGAATTCTTTTTATCTTGTGTTTTTAAAATATCTAATACTTGGTTCTTGTAGTCATTCTGTATTGCCATTCCCTCATCAATAACAAGTTTACCATTTACAACTTGTCGTTGTATAGAATTTATAACTCTTCTTATATCTGGATAACCACCATTAACTATCGTTACAATGTCATCTACTGTTGCATCCACCTTTTCATTCTGTAAAATATTTGAAACATGAAGTGCAACTTGTTTCCTATCTGGTGGTATAATTTGAAAAGATTGACATCTCGATTGAATTGGGTCTATAACTCTCTCTACGAAATTGCAGGTTAGAATGAATCTACAATGTTTACTAAATGTTTCCATCAAGTTACGAAGTGCTGCCTGTGCATTTGGTGTGATGTAATCACACTCATCTAAAATGATAATCTTCATCTCTGCAAACCCAAGTGTTGAGGCAAAGTTCTTTACTTTATCTCTAACTATCTCTACACTATTCTCATCTGATGCATTAATATATAGATAATCACAATCTATATTATTAACAAGTAGTTTTGCGAGAGTGGTCTTACCTGTACCAGCTCTTCCGTACAGTAAAAGATGTGGTAAGTCGCCACTCTCCAGATAAACCTTAACCTTACTCTTTAGATGTTCATTTCCAATGTAAGTGTCAAGGTTTGAAGGCCGATA